GGTATCCCCTCTAATTTTCAGAAGGATATTGTTCTCGCGCTCCGTAAGGCTAACAACTGGGGTACCCTTAGTTTGGTGGACGGCGCTGCAAACGTTGCGCTGGCTGACAAGGTGGGGCCCAGATATGTCGTAGCCTCTACGGTTGAGTTTGTTCTGCTCATGGCTTTCATTGATCCTAGCTTCTCTGTTGTAGAGTTTGGATCATATACCATTGCGGATGACACTCGAGCTGCGGTCAACGGGCTGAGCGACAAGGACACTAAGCAGGTTCTTACGCTGGCCGGCGTTGCCGATACTACGGGCAACCGATATAACGTCGCTAGCCAGGCTGAGTGTGACGCTATTGTCGCTCAGTACTTCAGCCTGCTCAAGAAGAAGAAGTAATTTTAGTTACACAAGGAGATTATTATGTCTGAAGAAACCCCTACGCCCGAAGCCGAAGCAACTCCTGTTGCTCCGTCTCCCGGGACCCCCGAGTATGACTCCGCTATGGCAGCCCGAGGTACCGCAGCAATGGAAGGCGTCCCCGCCAAGTTCCAGAACGCTGACGGTACTGTTAACATGGAAGCCTTTGCTAAGTCTTACTCCGAACTTGAGAAGCAGTTCCACGCCCCCGCTGAGGAAGCGGCGCCTGTGGCTGAAGAGACTCCGGCCCCAGAGGAAGTTCCTCCTACGCCGGAAACTCTGCAGGTCGCAGAGCCCGAGCCTGAACCCGAGGTCGTGGAAGCTGAAGTCCGAACGGGCATCAGCGAAGAGAAGTGGGGCGAGTGGAAGTCCGAGATCATGAAGAACGGTAACGTTTCTGATGCTACTCGAGCTGAGCTCAACGCACTTGGTTTTAACGATAACATTATTAGTGACTTTGTCTCCGCCCAGAAGAGTCAGCTGCGCCAAGGTATGAAGGCAGCTGCTGAAGTGGTCGGAGGTGATGAACAGATCTCGAAGATTTTCGGGTGGGCATCGAATAACCTGGACGAGGCTGCGCGTGCGCAGATCAACGCCGGGCTCGCTGGTCCCGCTTGGGAGGTCACCCTTCGTGGTCTTGAGGCTCAGTACACTCGAGCTATTGATTCTTCGCCTAAGGCGCAGGAGATGTCGCATAAGGTTACTGAGGCTAACCCCGCAGGTAGCGAAGCAATCCGAGGATATGGCTCGGTTGCTGAGTTCTCTGCGTTGCGTGCCGACCCACGTTATGGGAAGGATGCGCGCTATACTGATCAGGTTAATAGACGAGCTGCTATGACTGACTGGACCGGCATCCGGTGACACACTAAGGCCGTTGCGCCCTAGTCCCTGTCCCTGTAGCCGGAGGGCCCTTGACCAGGATAACCCCCGGAACGTTTCTGTAGTTTTATATTGCTAGATGATTCATTTTAATTATTAACTTTTGGAGATTCAATCATGGGTATTTCCCCCTCTTCTGGCGTCGGAACGAACGTCAACTTTACCGCAGCCAACGGCGGTAGCCCCGTCTACGGTCGCGCGAGCGACGCCTCTGTCGCCCCCACCACCGGTGGTGTCAACGGTACTGATAAGCTTTGGCTTCCTATCTGGTCGGGCGAAGTGATGACCGCGTACGAGCAGTACCGCGCCTTCGCTTCCGCGACCGAGTCCCGCACCATCGCGAGTGGCCGCGTCGCTGAGTTCCCGATCATGGGTACCGTGGCGCTGAAGCCCGCGTGGGGCGCTGGTGAGGAGCTCGTCGGTAACACCAACGAACACACCTCGAAGACCATCGCTGTCCAGCTCGACGCTCGTCCCATCGCGACGCACTTCGAACTTGATAACATCGACCTCATGATCAGCCAGTGGGAGTACCGTTCGGAACTCGCGCGACAGGCTGGTCAGACCCTCGCTAACGCGCGTGACCTTCAGGTCGGTGCGTTCCTCGTGCGCGCTGGTGCGGAAGACGTCCTCGGTGACGATCCCCGTCTCGCCACGGTCGCTTCCGGCTGGCGTAACTCGCTCGCCGGTTCGCCCCTCTACGCCGACACCGCCTTTGCCAACCTCGGCACCGGTGATGCGGACGCGGCTCTGCTCCTCCTGAGCAAGCTCGAAGACTTCATGGTCCACCTCCAGGAGATCGACGCTGACACCAGCTCCGTCTTCTGCGCGGTTGATCCCCGTACCTTCCACGACATCCGCGCCCTCGGCGTGGCCCGCGAATCGGCCGACCTCGTCGGTGGTTCGGGTCGACCCTTCTTCGGCGGCGTTGCTGACGCCGGCGGCCTGGGTGCTGGCCTCCGTGACGGTATGGCGAACCTCTCGGATCGTCTCGAGTACATGGGCGTTACCATCGTCAAGACCAACCACATCCCCAACTTCGACGCTGATGCGAACATCCAGGACCAGATCGGCGAAGCCCGATACAACCTGAAGTTCGGTACCGCTGGTGTCAAGGCGATCATTTGGCAGCCCAAGGCTGTCGCCCAGCTCCAGAGCACCGGCCTCAAGGTCGACACCGTTGATGACATCCGTCGTAACACGACCTTCACGGTCGCGTCGATGATGTCCGGCACTGGCGTCCTTCGCCCCGAGTGCTGCTCGGTCGTCACCTCGGTCGCTCACGATAACAAGGGTGCTCTGCAGACCTCGCTCGGTATGACCGGCCCTGCCGCTCCCGAGTTTGTGAACGTCGGTAGCTGATAACTCTCTCTGTTCGTGTTAGGCTTTATTGTTTAGCCCCATTGCACACAGAGAGCAGGTGATCAAAATCTAGCAGGGGGCCCCTTAGTTGGGGTCCCCTGTCTTGTGCCGTCTTCCATGACGGGTCCGGGCTATCTACCGGACTGATGCCCCCGCACTGCCGGCCTCTTAAGTGGGGCCGGTAGTTTTTAATTTACATTTTTATAAGGAGCCCCGCTATGGGAGCTATGTCTAGACTAGATGGTGTGAACTCAATGCTTCTCTATAGCGGCGAGCAAATTGTCTCCGACCTCGAGGGACAGAGCGGTATCGACACCAGTATCGCAGAGTTTCTTCTCGACCAGAAGACCCAAGACTATCAGCAGCGAGGCCTTGCGGAGAACCAGCTCGTTGAGCAGGTGACCCCGGGCGTCGATGGCCGTATTAAGATTCGCACTGACTCGCTTGACGTCACGATGATGAATCCCCCGCAGGCAGTGACGGAACCCCAGGTGGGTCTCCCCTGCCGAGTCGTCTCTCGAGGCGGCTTTCTATATAATCTTACCGACGACACCGATGTCTTTGACACCGGCAGCGCATACAACCTTAAGTACATCATCGCGATGTCCTGGGATGATATGTCTACGCCGATTCAGAAGGCGGTCGTCATGCAGGCTTCTCGTGAGTACCAGATGCTGTCCAACGGCGACGCCGGCACGGACGCTTACCTGGCTCAGCTCGAGATGAAGTACACGGCTAAGGCCAAGGGCGAAGATGCCCAAGACAAGGCGTACTCAATTCTTAGGAACGGTACCTTGCCTGTGATGAAGATGCTCTACGGGCGTCATCAGTACTTCCAGCCTGACGTGTTCCGTTACGGTAAGATCGATCCAACTAACCCCTGAGGAGGTGCGCATTGCCACCTGTTAATCTATTCATCCGTTCTCTTAAGGACGGGGTGGGGCGGCAGGCTGCGACGAAGCGCCTTCCTACCGAAGCGCAGGAACTTATCAATACAGTTATTACTGTTGAGAGGTCCGCTGAGAAGCGACCAGGCACGCGCCATGTTCCCTGCCTTGAGTCCGATGGGCTCAGTTACACGGCGGGCGGAGATCTAGAGATCCCCGGTAGCGCCCAGGATCAATTCCATTACTGGTTTGACCTTACCCCGCAGCAGGTTTACCTTGTGTCTATTGACTACAAGGGAGCTGGGGACCTTATGGCTATCCATGAGGTTGTCCACAACGGTACTGTTCCTTCGCTCCGCAAGGTGACTACCGTTGCAGGTACGCAGGAACTCAAGGACTATATCCGCTATGGTAACACTACGAGTGAAGCCAAAGACGCTCTGTCCATCATCTCGGTCGGCCCTCGCCTGTTGATTCTCAACAAGCTGGTGGCTACGGGATATAGCTCAGACGAAACGGGTCAACTCTTTGACCTGAGCGGCGCAGTGACCGGCAACCTCGATCCAGTCGGCGGGCCTCTTACCTACACGTCTGCCTCAGCGGCGGACCCTGAAGGTACGGCTTTGATCTGGGTTGAGAGCCGAGCTTACGCCGGCGGACAAGAAGTCTACAAGCCCAGCGATGGGGTAGGCGGTGTGATCTACCGAGCAAACAAGGACGTGGGATCTTCGGATAACACGGATGCTAACTACGGAACCGTAGCTTTTTGGGATGACACCGGAAGAACGACGGATCTTATTCCGGTAAAGGATTTTAAATATCCTGATTCCTCTAAGTCATATCTCGGACAGAGCCTTGACTCTGTTGCTGATATCAAGCTGCCTCCCGCAGCTGATGATGTCCTGGCTTCTAACGGGGCCGAGACTGAGCTGGCTGCTCTTTATCCCGACGATCTTGGCGCCGGCCAGAACGGCCGCGGTCCTAACGACGGGGGTAAAGGCAAGATTTACTATTTCGAAAATGGATATGGTGGAGCTGAGCCGGGCTACTACATTGTACGCTCGGCTACTGCCTCCCCTTACCTTAAGAAGATTAGAACCCCTGAGCCTTTCTCGCTGCTTGCAGCTAACCGGCTCCCGGCTGTTCTGATCCCCTCTGATGGTGCAAGCGTGTGGTCTCTGGAGACAGGCGACTATGACGAGCGCATCTCAGGGGACCTCGAGTCTAACCCAGGGCCTACGGCCTGGAAGGGTGGAGCTCAAGCCCCTATTACTGCAATGGCTACGTTCCGTAACCGTCTGTGGTATTCGATTGGTGACACGGTGTTCTCTTCTCGCATCGGAGACTATGGTAACTTCTTCTTGGAAGACCCCTCCCTGCTGGTTGACACCGACCCTATTGATGTTCAGCTGTCCTCTAACAAGTATACCCCCGTGGTCTCTCTCACTCCCTTTGAGTCGTACATCTTTGTCAACACCGGCGCTGATGTGCAGTTTGTGCTTGAAGGATCAGAGAACCAGATCACGCCCTACACTGCAGCTCTGTCTTCGGAGTCGTTCTACTCGACTGCGGCGGCCACGGAGCCTGTTCTCATGGGCAACCAGGTGTACTTCTTTGACGACAGTCGTATGTATATCTACATGCCGAGCTCAGCTGTTACAGTTCAGCGCGCCATGGAGGTGTCTAAGCATTGTCCTAACTATCTCCCTAAGCTCTACGGAGCTATGGCGGTATGCAATGCTTACGAAACGTTGTTCATGACGGACGAAGAGAACCGCTCGGACATCTATTGCTACACTAATAGGTACCAAGGGGATCAGCTTCTTCAGAACGCTTTCTATCGCATGCAGTACAGTAAGGAGATCGCCTCGATGCACACGCAC